TACTACGGCGTTTAACAATGCCGCCCAACAACAGCAATTTAATCAAAACCAAGCAAGAGCTGCATTTGAAAATCAAGCGCGGCAACAAGCATTAGCAGAGGCTATTCAGCAACGCCAAATGCCATTAAACGAAATTTCGGCATTGATGACAGGTTCACAAATACAAAACCCAGTATTTCAACCCTTTACCGGCGCAAACGTAGGCGCTGCACCAATTGCTCAAACCATGCAAAACGCCTATATGGGTGCTCAAAACGCATACAATCAACAAATTGCAAGTGACAATGCGTCTATGGGTGGATTGTTTAGTTTAGCCGGATCAGCGTTTGGTGCGCCTACTGGTACGTTTGATTTTCTTAAATTTTGATTACGGGAGGTTAAATGCCTGATATTAATTTAGCTCCTACCAACTACGAGTTGGATGCAATCCAAAAGCGGCGCAAAATGGCTGAATCCTTAATTCAACAAGCTCTACAGCCAATAGAAATGCCGCAAGTTGCCGGTGCTCGCATTAGTCCAATTCAAGGGTTAGCCAAGCTTTTGCAAGGTTACATTGGTGGTAAGAATTTAGAAAAAGCAGGCGCAGAAGAAAAACAATACCAATCGGATTATTTATCCGACCTTGGTTTTCTTATGCGTAACGCTGGCAAGACTACGCCTGCAACTGAGGCTATTCCCGAGCAAGGGGGCAACCCCGCAGTCCCCGCCATGCCAGCGTCACCATTGTTGTCGCCCGATTTGTTAAGTGGCACTAACGCTAACAATTACTTAAAGACAAGCCAAGGCAAGATGGCTTTGGCGCAGCTTTTGATGCAACAACAAGCCCAAAAGCAAGCAAGGGCGCAAAAACTAGAAGACGCAGATTTGGAAGTGCGTACCGTTGCGCCAGGCACGGCTTTGGTGCAAGGTGGCAAGCAAATTTATTCAAATCCCGCAGAGCCAAAATTGCGTGAAGTAAAAACAAATAATCCATTAACTGGGATGCCTGAAACTAGGTACTACCCCGAAAATGTATTGGTGGCTATGGGCGGCATTCCCGATCAATACAAAGGCTTTGCGGCTGAGCTAATTACTGCCAAGAATTTACCGGCAAACATTAAAAATGATCCGCAATTGCTTAATTTGGTTGGTTCGCAATTGAACAAAACCGCCGGTTTAGTTACCGAAGAAGATGTAGCCCAATATATGTTGAAAGTGGCAGAGACTAGAGCCAAACTTGGCTATGAGGGAATTCCCTTTGCCGAGCCTAAACCATTGACGGCAGCGTCCAATCCTTTGATTAAACAAACATTGCCCAAAGGTGTTCCATTGGACGCAGTTCCAACGGGTAAATTTACACCCGAGGGTAAGCCCGTTTACAAATCGCCCAACGGCAAAACTTATGTGGAGGATTGACAAATGGGTGAATACATAGGTCAATTAGTAGATGCGCCCGTTGCAAAGCCTAAGGTACAAATTAATCCTGCTTTAGTGACCGCAATTACGCCATCTGCCGCCCCACCAATTCAATCGGCTCAACCTATTGTTGGAATGTCGCCTAAAGATCAAGCGGCTTTTAATTTATCTCAAAAAAATCGGGTGGCAGCAGAAGCTTTAGAAATAGAAAAAGAAAAACGTAAAGAAGAGAATCCACAAGGGTCATTAACGGAGGGTGAGCGTAAGGCTAGTACCTTATTAACAAGAATGCAATCTTCCACAAAACAATTGCAAGACGTTTTAGCAAAATATCCTGATGCCGCAAAACCTGAATATTTGTCAAGTTTTGTGCAAGGAATTAGTGAGCCTGCTGCTAATTTAATAAGGTCAACACCTCGCCAGCAAATAGAAACGGCGCAAAAAGATATTGTGGATGCGGCTTTAACCGCCTCTACTGGCGCTTCTTATACTGCACAACAATTTAAAGAATTTAAAGAATTTCTTTTTCCACAAATTGGGGATGATTTACCAACCATAAAAGACAAGCAAAAACGGTTAGAGACTGCTATTGAGTCAGTAAGATTGCAGGCTGGTCGAGCCGCCAAACTTGTACCTGAAGCAAAAACGGGCAACAAACCGCCAACAGGCGCACCGCCTGATGCCAAACAAGCGCCCGATGGCAAATGGTATTCGCCTGATCCTGCTAGACCTGGCAAATATATACAATATTAAAAGGATTGAAATGGCTGGCACACCTGTTGATTTTGACCCATTTGCATCTCAACCCAAGGCGGTTGATTTTGATCCTTTTGCACCTAAAAAGCGGTCATGGATGGATGTTGCTGGTGAATCGTTTTCTAGTATTCCCAAAAGCGCTGCTGCATTAGCGACTGGTGCTTTTGAGGCAATTACAGACCCTCTTCAGACTGCAAGAGGCATGGGACAAATGGTAGTTGGCGGCGCACAAAAATTGATGGGTGATCCATATTTTGAAAGCGATAGCGCAAAAGCTGTGCGTATGCAAGGCATAAAAGCATTAAGCGCCGGAGGGGATTATTTAAAAAATCGATTTGGTAGTGAAGAAGCAATTAAAAACACATTAGCTACCGATCCTGTGGGCGCTGCGGCTGATTTATCTTTGTTGTTTACTGGTGGCGGTTCTTTAGCGGCAAGAACGCCTATGTTGACAAGAGCTGCGCCTGTATTAAGAAAAGCGGCAAGCATAACTGACCCAATAAATTTAGCGGGTAAAGCCGCTGGAAAAACTTATGATTTGGCAGGAACTTTGGTTAAATCAGGTCTTGGAATGAAGACGGGTGTTGGAACAGAGGCAATTGAGCAAGCAACGCAAGCAGGTCGCCAAGGAAACACATCATTTCTTGAAAATATGCGTGGTGATGTACCTATGACCAATGTGCTTGATGATGCACAAGCCAACCTTGCTCAGATGAATTTGAATAAGCAAAAAGACTATCGTTCCGGCATGGTTAACATTAAAAACGATAAATCCATACTTGACTTTAAAGGCATTGATCAATCTTTACAAAACGCAGAAAGCATGGTGTCTTTTAAAGGCAAGATTAAAGATCAAACAGCAGCATCTGTTGTTGAAAAAATGCGAGCCAAGATTGATGATTGGAAAAACTCTGATCCTGCCGAATACCATACACCTGAGGGTCTTGACAATCTAAAACAAAGCCTTTGGGAAGATTTTGGCAAATTAGGCAGAGAAGAAAAAACAGCTTATTCTGCGGGCAAACAAATTTACGATTCGGTCAAAAACGAAATTGGCAAACAAGCGCCTACTTACGCAAAGGTAATGAAAGAATACACCGATGCAAGTGAGTTGACTAAGGAAATTGAACGAGCTTTGTCGCTTGGACAAAACGCATCGGCTGACACGGCAATGCGTAAACTTCAATCTTTGATGCGTAACAACGTAAATACAAACTACGGTCAAAGACTTAACCTTGCCCAACAGTTAGAAAGCGCTGGCGGCAGGGATTTAATGCCTGCATTAGCTGGTCAAGCGCTAAGCAGTAAATTGCCAAGAGGTTTGCAAAGCGCCGCTAATATTCCATCTGCTTATATGGCGTATGGGGTTGGTGGGCCAGCATTGGCGACACTTGATCTGTTGGCTTCTTCACCTAGATTGGCAGGCGAGGCATCATATAAGTATGGTCAGCTTGCAAATGCCTTAACACAAGGTGGTCAAGCAGTTTCTAAAGCCATACCTATGACAGCAAAACAAGCTAGATTAGCGGCTCTTTTAGGGTCACAATCTAATCCATACGCAATTGGAGAACAGCAATGAGTTACAACGGTTCAGGCACATTTAACATTAACACCGCTGGGCAACCAGTTGTTGCTGGCACAGTCATCAGTGCCGCTAGTTTTAACGCACTGACGGCAGACTTAGCAACGGGTCTGTCCACAGCCATTACCAAGGATGGTCAGACTGCTACAACGGCTCGCATACTCTTTGCCCAAGGACTTAATTCCACGCTGGTAACAGACGCTTCTAGTGTGTCTACAGGCTCAATTTTTACTGCGGGTGGCGTAGGCATTGCCAAAAAACTTTATGTAGGCACAGACGCAAACATTGCGGGAAATGCGTTAATTACTGGTACTTTGGGGGTTACCGGTGTGGCTACCTTTAGCGCTACGCCTATTTATTCAAGTTTAACGGCTTCAAGTGCTGTAGCAACTGATGCCTCTAAAGCGTTAGTAAGTGTGGCAAATACCGGCACAGGCTCAAACGTATTAGCGACAACCCCAACATTAGTCACTCCAATTTTAGGCACTCCAACATCTGTAACATTAACTAACGGAACTGGTTTACCAATTTCCACAGGCGTGTCAGGGCTTGGAACAGGTGTAGCTACTTTTTTAGCTACGCCATCATCCGCTAATCTTGTTGCCGCTGTTACAGATGAAACTGGAACTGGTAGTTTGGTATTTGCCACAAGTCCTACATTAGTAACTCCTATACTTGGCACTCCAACAAGTGCAACATTAACAAACGCAACTGGCTTGCCTTTATCCACAGGTGTAACTGGTACGTTGCCAATTGCTAATGGTGGAACTAACTCAACGGCAACAGCTACGGCTGGTGGCGTTGGTTATGGTACGGGTACAGCCCATGCTTACACAGCGGCGGGGACAACAGGTCAATTTTTACAAAGCAATGGAGCTTCTGCGCCAACTTGGGTAGCAGGCCCTACAGGTGGTTTTACTCTAGGAACACCAGTTGCTACAACATCAGGTACAAGCATTGACTTTACTGGTATTCCATCGGGAACGAAGCAAATCATTATTACATTTAAAGGGGTATCAACCAGCGGTATAGACCCCAAGTGGATTCAGATTGGAGATTCTGGCGGCATAGAAGACACAGGGTATTCTGCGACATCAGCAGGAATATCTGAGTCAGCCGAAATAATTGCAACCAGTAGCCTAGCCTCATTTAATATTAAGTCAGTGAATAGCTCAGACTTAATTAACGGCAGCGTGACTCTAACACTTGAAAACTCAAGCACGTTTACATGGGTGGCATCCGGTGTTTTAGAAAATTCAACTTCTACAAGCCGTGTGTTCTTTGTCGCTGGAAGAAAAAGCCTTTCTGCCGTATTAGACAGGGTTCGGCTTACTACCCAAAATGGAACTGACACGTTTGATGCTGGCGAAGTCAACATTGCATACATCTAAGGAATAATCATGCACACTACAACAGTAAATATCACCACTGGCGAGATTGTTCAGGTTTCATACACGACTGAAGAACAAGCCGAATACGATTTAAAGAAAGCGGCATGGGATGCTGGTGCAGACACCCGCAAGGCAGCAGAAGTTAGATCAGAACGTAACGCTAAGTTAGTCTCAACTGATTGGACTCAGACTGTTGATGCACCTCAAGCCACTAAAGATAAATACGCCACTTATCGCCAAACTTTGCGGGATGTACCAGCACAAAGCGGTTTTCCAAACACTGTTGTTTGGCCTGATGCGCCATGATTGAAGAAGCTCAAACCAAAATAGACGTTCACGTTGCCGTTTGTAGTGAACGGTATGCGGCTATTGAGAAGTCTTTTACCGATGGCGATAAGCGCATGACAAGGATTGAATATTTGTTGTATGCGGTGATTGTGTGTGTCTTGTTTGGGCCAGGGGTTGCTGGCGAGCTTGTAAAAAAGATTTTGGGGCTGTAGATTGATCCGTTCACCGCTGCCCTTGCCGCTATTGCCGCTATCAAGCAGGCCGTATCTTTTTACAAGGATTGCAAAGCGGCTTCCAAAGATGTCACCAACATCACAATGGAAATTTCGAGTTACATCGGTAAATTTTTTGATGCTCACGAACAAGTCAAAACCGCCGCCGCTGAACAAAAGAAAAACCCGCCAAAGGGTAAGTCACTAAAATCCCAAGCGCTAGACAACATTTTTCAAGAGATGGAGCTGGAGCGTCAAGCGGTAGAGTTAAGGGAATTGTTAATTTACGGCGTTGATCCGGCGCTAGGTGCGGTGTGGTCAAGGTTTCAAGAAGAGTTTGAAAGGCTGCAAGAGGAGCAAGAAAAGGAAAGATTAGAACAAGAAGCAAAGGATAGGGTCGCATCATGGCAACGGCGAAAAATGCTAAACCGGCTTCAAGACAGGGCGTTAATAATAGGGGCGGTGATGATCGTTACCCTATACCTCCACCTTATGCTCCTAGCAATAAACCAAATGAAGATAGCGAAGTGGGGTTCTTGATTGCTTTTCTTAGCATGGTGGTAGTGTTTGGATTGTTGTTGCCTATCTTAGCAATGATGTATTTTGATATATTAGAAACTAAGCAAGAAACTAAGCGCCAGCAAGAAGTAATGCAGAGATTAATTAACAAAACAAAGGAAGAAGATGATTCCAATAGTCGCGTCACTCCTAAGTAGCCTAGCCCAAAACGGCCTAACCTTGCTTTCCAGTGCTATCCAAGCCAAGGGCAAGGAAGTTGTTGAAAACACTTTGGGCGTGAAAATCCCTGACAATCCGACCCCTGAAGATGTCAGCAAGCTACGCCAGCTTCAATTTGAACATGAAGAGCGCCTACTTGAGCTTGGTATTGAAAAAGCAAAAATGGAATTGGCTGAATTGCAATTATTTGCCGATGCCGCCAAGAATGAGGATAACAACGTTACCGACCGGTGGAAGTCCGACATGGGGTCAGACTCTTGGCTATCCAAAAACATACGCCCCATGAGCCTTGTGGCTATCTTCTTGGGCTATTTCTTGTTTGCCATGATGTCCGCATTTGGGCTAAACGCAAATGAAAGTTATGTGCAACTTCTTGGGCAATGGGGAATGCTGATTATGGGCGCTTACTTTGGTGGCAGAACAATTGAAAAATTAGCCGATATGAAAGGCAAAAAATGAAAGCAAAGCTAACTTTTCTTGTAACCCTAATGGTCAGCTTTACCTTGTGCATTGTTGTCGTTGGCATGGTGGGCGTTCTAATGGCTGGCTTATTTGATCCCCTTGTAGATAACGCAGAAATATTCAAGCTCATATCGCCAGCATTTCAAACTATTGTGGGCGGCTTTATTGGCTTGCTTGCTGGTGTGAAACTGTCTCATGGCGAAACAGATGGAGAAGAAAAATGAGCTTAAGCACCGAACAAGCGGCTTTTCTATTGGATGCTTGTAAGCTAATCCAATACGCCACCGATCAAGGCTTTGTAGTGACCGGCGGCGAACTAGCTCGGACTCCTGAACAACAGGCTTTGCACTTTAAGGCGGGGCGTTCTAAGACCATGAACAGCATTCACCTTAAGCGGTGCGCTATTGACCTTAATTTTTTTAGAGATGGCAAGATTATTTGGGATAAGTTGACTCTTGCGCCTCTTGGGGCTTATTGGGAAGCTCTTCATCCAAAGAATCGTTGGGGTGGAAACTTCTCCAATCTGATAGATTGTCCTCACTTTGAACGTGTGCCAAAACCATAACAAAAA